CGCACCATTGCACCTAGTATCTGCATCTGTTCTTCATGGTCATCTATGTTTTCTTTGAGTTTTGTAAAGAGTCCCTTTTTTTCTTCCGGTTTTCTTTCCATTTCTTTATTTTATTATTTAAAAACTTAGTTATCCGCTCTTTTATATCTTGTATAATAGGAGTTGCTACAGTTGTAGCTGCTACGGCTGTAACAGCTGTAATAACTGTAGGACCTAGCACCTCAGCTGGTGGGATAGGTATAGGCGGTAGGGGTGGTAAATTTAATACAGGTGCTGGAGGTTCCACAGTTTCTACAGGTTTTGTACCCTCTGGTTCTTGTAAATCACTAGGAGGTACAACCAGAGGAATATAACTAGGTACGTCAGCTGTAGGTAACGGTATCTCTACTGTATCTATTGTTTGAACATCAGGTAATACTATGGTGGGTATTTCCATTATGCATATGGACTGGTTCCAAGTATATCAGACTTCCACTGTGCTTTTAAACTAGCTTCATCTGTAGCTGCATCAATACCACTGTCAGCAGGGGCATCTCTAAGTGCATTTTTCTTAGCAATGATATCTGATGTATCTGCTGAAGTCTCTTGTGCTTTCTGAAATTCAATATCAAGTTCAGCAAGTTTTGGTGCTCTTGCTTTTCTTATATTATCTTTGTGAATTTCTTTGGCTTTCGCCATGTTTACTTTAATAATTGTAGCCATTAGAACGCTTTTCCTCCTTCTCCAGTACCTACTCCGTCTGTCACGTCTGCTTCGTCAACAGTCCATGCACTACGAAATGACCTGTCTGAAGGCACTTCGTCTTTGTCAACTATTTTATACTTCCATCCATTTGGTACATCTTTTTTAACGATCTCTTCAAATGTTAATGGACAGTTGTCTGCGGGTGTAATTACCGATACACCGCCATCGGGTCTAAGACAAATAATTTTTTTATCTGAATGTGGCATTACATATCTCCTATAATTGCTACGTAAACATCAATGCAATCTATTGTAGTTCCTAGTAATCCTGTATATATAACAACGAATCCGGCTGATGTACAGGCATCTTTACGTCTTGGTGTACAAATCGTTTCTCCTCTACCAGCAGCATCTACATCTCCTGTCCAGTAGTTATCTTCTTTAGCATTACCTTGAAAACAGTAATCATTGTTAACATAAGATGTAGTAAAAGTAACTCTGTAGTTACCAGTATCATTGTCTTGTATTGATGATACGTTATGACTATCTCTAATTGCAATAGTGCCTTGTCCGTTAAAGTTAATCCACGTTTCTACAGCACCATGTCCTCTATAACCCATTAGGATACCTCCGTTAGATTAAATTTATATTTTTTACCAGAACGATTATTTTTTAAGAACAAGTCTGATTCTCCTTCCTGTATTGTCCAGTTACCCCATGTACCATCTATATCATTTGTATGTCCTTCGTTAGATAAGTGAAGGTCATTAGTATAAACGTTTTGCCATCTTAAACCAGATTCACCTAAGTCAATATTACTGTTAGCAGGGCTTAATGAACCACCTTTAACTATAACTTTATCTGAACCACTTTGTTGAAGATGTAAATTACCGTTAGCACTGTTAATATAATTATTAGAGCCATTATGGTGCATGTTAAAATCATTACCATCTCCAAATTTTACAAAATGGTTATCATCTAGAAGTATATGATGGCTGTTAGTGTCTAAGTCACCGCCTAGCTGTGGTGATGTGTCACCGACTAGATCTGTAGTTACCTGTGCCCAAGTTAGACCTCCTGTATTACCAGACTGTGCTGATAAGAAGTAGCCATTAGTTGGAGAGTTAGATACTTTAAGATTAGCTTCATCTACTACGTTATTTGCAATAGTTAATGATGTAGCACCTGTAACTTCTCCTGTGTGAGTAGCATTACTTGTAATACCACTAACTGTTGAGTTAAGAGCAGCTATATCTACACCGTCAACTGTTCCATTAGGTACTGATATATTTCCACCAACATTAAGACTTCCAGCAACAGCTGTAGCTCCATCAGAAGCTATGGTAAATCTAGATACACCATCAGTTTCATCCCATATTAAAAACTGTCCGTGATTATTGTAAATACTAAAATCATCATTATGATCAGTATCTTTTAAATATAAACGAGGTTGAGTACCTTCAATCGTAATCTGATTACCAGTAAATGTACTAACTCCAGTAGCAGTTATAGCTCCTGTTACGTCAAGACCAGAGCCAACATCTAAGTTGCCTGTTACATCAACATGACCGTCAGAATTAATTACAAGTCTGTTTGCACTGTTAGTACTATCAGTAAACTGTAAAGCACCTGTGTCGCAAGTAATTTTAAAATCAGGGTTTCCATCAGTATCAGTAAACTGAAGAGATGGTGTGGTGTCACTAATAACCATATCTTTAGCAGTTATGTCATTTGACGCTGTAACGTTTACAGCAGTGATATTTGATGTTACTGATACACTTCCTGTTACGTCAATACCAGCTGCAAAGTCTACATTGTTTGCAATATCAATGTGTCCATCAGTATTAATTACAATTCTGTTTACTGAATTAGTTGTATCGGTAACAAGAAAACCTCCGTTAGAATTGCGTACTTTATAATCAGGGTTATTGTCAGAATCAATAAAATTTATTGCTGGTTGTGTATTAGTTAAAGTAATATCTTTAGCATTTAGATCTCCAGTTGTAGTTATATTCTGAGAGCCAAAGTCAGGAGATATTTTAGTTCCAGCAATAGCAGCAGATGCGTTGATTTCTGCGTTAGTTAACGTAGTGCCTAATCTTCCTTTAATATCCGCAGCAGATACGTTAGCCATATCTTCTGCTGCTACTGGATGTCCTCCAGCAGTTGAGCCGTCATGTACGACAAGAGAATCCTTGTCTGTATCTACAGTAACTTCGCCTTCGGCTCCAGTAAAGCTACTATGTTGCGAGGTTGATCCTCGTCTTAATTTTAATAATTTTGCCATTTAAAGTGTTCCGAAGTCGAGTTGTAAATTACTGCCAGCAGCTCCATCTATAGTTGTTGCTGTCAATAGTCCTGTTACTGTTGCTCCTGTGTTTGTAGTTTCCAGTTTTTTATTGCCACCATAATATAGTTCTACGGCTGCTGTATTTTCTATACCTTTTATAAACGATTGATTAGCTTCATCTTGTAAATGTATATGATTTGCTTTTAAAACTAAAGCTGCATCATTTGTTTCACATTCGATAACTAAATCGTTTGTAGCATTAACAATATAGCTGTGCGTACCATTATGGTAAATATCTAAATCTGCACCTGTACCAAACTGAGCTTTTACGTTGTCGTTATAAGTGTTAGCACCTGTAAAAGTATTACCAGTTGTAGCAGCAAAACTACCAGTAGCTGTAACACCACCCTGCCAAGCAGAACCTGTATAAACTTTTAATTCGTTAGCAGAAGTGTTGAAGTACAAGTCTCCAGCAGCAAGTGCATTACCACCACCATCTGTTGATGGGTTAGAAGATGCAACTTGGTATCTATCTGTAAAGTTATTTACGTTAGCAATACTGGCGGCAGTTGTATTAATACTTGCAATATTTGTAGCTGCTGTATTTACATTAGATAACGACCCATGGACTGTATTTACGTTTCCTATGCTACCTCCAACATTATTAACATTTCCAATAGCATTACCAACAATATTTACATTTGCAATGTTTGTTGCAACTGTGTCTATTTCAGACGTACCTTCGTTTAGATCATCAGCAACTGTTGTAATTTTAGCTATATTTGTAGCTGCGGTATTTACGTTAGCTATAGAACCAGCAACTGTGTTTACAGAGTTATTACCAGTGCCTGTACTTACTGCGTTAGTAATTAAACCTAAATCTTCTTGATATGTTATTTGACCAGCAACAATATTAATGTTAACTAAGTCAGATGCGTTAGGTGTCGCAGCTGTAAATCCATCACCAGAGCTATTATCATAGATCATCAAAACTTTGTTAGACGAACTATCGAACCATAAGTCACCTATTTGTAATGCTGACGTATCAGCTCTTTGTGTAGGTGCGTTTTGACTTATTTGATAAAGGTCAGCAAAGTTATTTATATCTACTACGTTAGCTCCAGCTGCTGCTATATTTACAGCATTTGCAGCTACGGTTGTAACCTCTGTGGCTTTTGGTACTAATCTATGAAACGCATATTGATTAGTGTTAACAGTTGTTTCTACTATCATTCCAAAACCAGCAGGGTATGTAACACTGTTGCCAGCTCCAGTAATAGTTACGGTGCTGTTTTGTACTGCTGTTCCGTTAGCAATAGTTATTACACCACTACTATTAGAAGTATAGTTTTGAGATAACGCTTTAATACTTACAAGAGTTCCAGCACCGTTATTTACATCAGGGTTTGTATTAGGAAAACTTGTTTCATTTGCTAGCGGTACAAAACCACCAACGTCATCAACAAGGTCAATAATACGAGCGTCTATAGCACCAGTAGTCGCTACAAAAGCGTCAGAGCTACTCCACGTATTACCAGTTGATATGGTTTCTGTAGAATCTTGTCTAAAGTATCTGGCATCAGACTCAGTTTCTGTAAAGTATCTACTGTCTAATTGTCCGGCATTTAGTTCTGTTTCTGTGTAATATCTATTGTCTAACTGACCAGCATTTAGTTCTGTTTCTGTGTAGTATCTATTATCTAGTGTACCTGTTGCTATTTCAGAATCAGTAACAGCGTTAGCTTGTATGTGTTCAGATCTTACAGCATCATCCTGTATATTATCTTCATCTACACAATCGTTAGATAAATGTACGTGATCTATACTTCCGTCAACATACTGATCGCTGTCAACTGAATTAGCTGACATGTGAACTAAGTCTATACTTCCATCCACGTATTGATCGCTGTCTACAGAGTTAGCAGACATATGTACGAGATCTACACAACCGTTTACAAGTTGACTACTATCAACTGAGTTAGCTGACATATGAGCAAGGTCAATCGACCCGTCGACATATTGGTCACTATCTACAGAATTTGCAGACATGTGTTCTAAATCTATTGAGCCAGCAACATAGTGTTGACTGTCAATCTGATCGTTAGCTATGTGAACACCATCTATAGAGCCGTCTACATATTGATCGCTGTCCACAGAATTTGCAGACATATGAATTAGATCTATTGATCCATCTACGTATTGGTCACTGTCAACTGAGTTAGCTGACATGTGCTCAAGATCTATAGAACCAGCAGCATAATGTTCTGAGTTGATTACATCGTCTGCAATTAATGTACCATCAATAGCATCTGCTTCTATATTAAATCTTTGTACTTTTCTATCAGTTGCTAGTGCACCAATAGCTTCTTGTAACGCATGACGTACCTGTTTAAAGTTATCATTTATTTCACCAGCTTTTAATGATGAGCCAGCTGTAAATGTAGCTTTAGGGTTGTCAACGTCTGTTTGTCTAAATACACGAACAGGTGTAGTACCTGTAGGTATATTGCCAGCGGTAAACCTAACTGTACCACCAGATGTAGTATTATAATTTTCGACGGTATAGTGGGTGGTCAGAGTTTTGACTACATTATCAACCTCTACTTTTACCTCGCCTGTTGTGAATGATGGAAAAGTAAAGGCGAAATCAGCATTATTATTACCTGTGCCTTGACTTCCCGTATACGAGTTTTGTTGATTTGCCATTACTTATACATATTAAGAAGGTTGTATGTCTGGGAGGACTTGAATTGTTGTTGCTGTTTCTTAGCTTTCTGTTCTTGGATAAGACTGTAAATATCCTCTCTATATTTAATAGAGTTCCAAGCTGCTATTCTAGCACGTTTAAATAATCTATCTATTACTATATTATGGTAGTAATCTCTTGCGTTAAACTGACCTCTATTGCCTGCTCGTATATCAGCTCTCATAGTTGCCATAGATTGTATAATCTTAGGATCTTTAGATAGTTTTTCTAAGTCTCTTTCTAAATTAAATTGACCTATAGCTTGTTGGAATTGTGATCTAATACGAGGATCGTCAGTCAGATTAGTACCATCAGGTGCATAAAATGTAGACATTCTAAGATCATAGCCACTTTCAAATAAGAATGTTCTACCATCAGTAGCTTCTAAGTTTAGACTTATTGGACTAATCATGTTAAATGCACGAGTCATAAAGTCATACTGTTTTAGTGGTCTACCGTTGAGCATATCATACTTATATGGTAACTCATTTACACCGGGTATATTTTCTGTTAATAGGTTACGGTTACGCCAAGACTGGAATACACCAGAGTTGATTTCACGCATGTATGGTGTAAGTAGTTTACCCATCTCATTACGTAGACCGGCTAGCGGAACTGTATTGTTAGTTAAGCTTGCAAGAATACGATCAGCCTGACCGGGGCGACCAGCTGCTAAATCTACAAGTTGCTGTAGTCCAGCTAGATAAGACTTACCAGATATAGACTGTGCTATAACTAATGATATCTTTTGTAGTTCTTTTTCTGTCCACTCTTCACCCATCAATATACTAGCATCACCTACGTCAGCGATTGTAGACATAATAAGGTTAAATGGTTCTATAGAGTCATACCCTACACGTACACCACCTATCTCAATAGTTCTAGGTAAGTAACCACCATCTATCCAACCCTGTCTCATCTGTCTATCTGTAGGACCATTACCTGTAAGTCTACCTGTCATCCACGCATTAATAGCCATGAATGTAACAGCAGAGCCTATAGCTAATCTACCTGTTTGTAATGCCTTAGCATTTTGTAACTCTTCTAAAGTGTTAATACCATACTTTTTGACAGTTGCTAGATTACTAGCGTCAGCAAAAGCTATGTCGTTAAACTCTTTGACAAGGAAGTTAAAACCGGGTGTATGCTTACCTGTTAGTGCAAGTCCGTTTACACCAGTTCTAGCAAATAGAAAGAATGGTCTGACATATGGATTAGCTGTCAAAACATCGTTAAGACCTTTTGCAAAGCCTGTAAGATCTTGTGTTAGTGTTACTTCTTTACGTGCAAAGATTGTTGCTTCATCTTTTATGTTACCATTGTTATCAAAAATCTGTCCGTAGAAATCATCTTGATATGCTCTCATAAGTTCTGGAGTTAGCTTAGGCATTTCTATACCATCACTTTGTAGTGTTAGTACATTACGCATAGCTTTTTCTCTCATCTTAGCTCTGCCAAGTAAAAAAGTAAAAGCATCGTCAGTTGCTGCCATCAACTTTGTAGAGTATGTAAAAAGATTATTATTGTTTATACCACGTACCATGTTGGTAAAAGCAAACAAAGCTTGGTCACTCTTACTTGCTCGACCACTGTCTTCGTAGTATCTTCTAACAAGTTCCCAGTTGTAATCACCCTTAGTAAACTCAGTGTATCTAGTTTTAATTGTAGATATATCACCTGACCAGTATGAGTTAAGACGAGTAAAGAATAAGTCAAACGCTTCTGGTACAGCTTCTAGCATACCATTCAGAGAAGCTAGGCTAGAACGTATGGTAGCAGAGTCTCCTGTAAATGGATAACGCATAGTTGCACCTAAGAATGTAGATACAGGACGTAAGAAAGTCGCAGCACCTGTACCTAAAAGTGCTCGCATTGGTGTTTTAGGTCCACTTAATACACTATGACTTACCATTTCTTGTAAGCTACGTATTAATGCACCTGTACGGTTAGGTCCTTCGCCACCTATCTGACCACCTTTGATGATAGTTTTAGCCCAGTTGTCAAAGTCTTCTAGTGAGTTTACATTCTTCATCATAGAAAATGCTTCAAACAACGCATTAAGTAAGTTGTCGTCTGGATCATCTTTTGCTATCTTAAGTATAGATAGTATAGAATCTTTAACATCTTCTATCTCACCTTTAACAGCTTGGTTAACAGCATCATTTACTTGTGCTCTAGTCTTGCCTGCACCAAATGATCTAAAGTAATCAGATGCTACAAACCTAGATTTTTTAGTCTGGAACAAAGCTGTAAGCATAGTATCTACTATCTGCTTTGCTGGACCATCTACATCATCTAGTGATACATAATCTATTATTTCTCTACCAGCTATACCAGTATCACGTAACTGTTTTAACAGTGAGCCTACAACTAAGTCAGCTGTAACTACTGTTTCAGCAGCCCATGTTTCAAATACTTCGTCTCCTAATGGTAATCTAGCAGTGTCTTTAGCAAATAAATCTGCAAGAAATTCCTCAGCAGGCATGTCAGCAGCATTTCTACCTTCGACAATTTGTCTGTAATTAGCAACAGCATCACGCCAAACATCAAGCATAAGCTTTCTGTCACCTTTTACTGCATCTAGTTCTCTAGCAAACTTATCATCGCTCATCAAGCTACGTAATGTAGTCTCGACAATCTCATCTGTAGTACCGCCTTCACGTGCTATACGCTCACGTTCTACGCTAGTTGTAACAGAGCCTGTAGATCCATCTTCAGATCCCCAGTCTGTACGTGTACGTCTAAGTTGGTCATACGCTTCTCCGGCAGGGACTTCAGATATATCAGCACCTTGATGTCTGTCAGCAACTGGTGCATTTTTAGCTGCACGAAACTCAGCTTCTCCTTTACGTATTTGTGCAAGAGCTGCTGTAGTTGTTTGATTTTCAATACTAGAGTTACGATTGATAATTTGTTGTTGAACAGTTTTACTACCTTTACCGATTAGATGTATTGCTCCGTCAAATATTAAACCAATACCCATACCTTCGACGATGTTTTTAAACTTCATCATGATAGGGTGATCTGTTTCTTTAGTGCTTAATGGTGTATCTATCCAGCCGTAGCGTTCTCGCATAGCTCCTAGAGCGTTATGCCCGTCAGACTCTTTTGATATAACGTCTGATATACCACCAATTGCAGCACCTCTAGCAAGTGTGCCTAGACCTAATAGTTTAGCAGCACCTCCGGCTAGTAAAGGTATACCTGTTGCTGCTAGTCCTTTTGCCGCTAGCACTGTACCAGCAGCCATAGAACCAAAGTGTACTGTACCTCTAAGTAATTTACCCCACCATGTTTTAGTAATGATAGGGTCTTCTTCATCTGTAAAAGGTGTCCACTCTGGTTCGTAATAACCTTTCTCTTTTTTCTCCTTCTGCATTTCACCAGATAACGCATCGAATGTACGCTCTGGAAATGTAGCTAGAGAAGAGGCTGTATCCTGTAAACCACCAGATAAAATAGATTGTGCTTCTTTAGCTATACCTCTAATACCCCATGTATCTGCGTTTCTAGGGTCAGCAGCTATGTCAGCAGCTTTCTCGTCAGCTGCAACGGATGCTGCTTCTGACTCTTGAATAACTTGTTTCTTTTCTGCATCTTCTTCTATCTGAGCAGTCATCTCCTCAACAGAAGGTAATCCCGTAGGATCATAATTAATGCTTTCGTTTTCCATAATTATTGTAATGTGTTCTCAACTTGTGCCTTAGCAGCAATTGGAAGTAATGTATCTAGTTCTAAGAATGGTGGTATCTCTCCTATTATTTTTGCATACTCTTCTCTATCTTCTTCTGGTATGTTGATTAAACGTCTGTATGTAGAATCTGCATTTGCATATGTTAATTTATTATTAGCCTTAAACCGTAGTCTAGCTAATAAAAGTTTTTGCTGCATGCGTTCATCAAATAATGCAGTATAATCTAGAGTAGGTAAAGTTTGCATTAATTGTATTAGACCTTCACGTCTAATGCCATATAATCCAAAGTTATCATGACCTGATTCCATTAAAGTTATAATCTCTCCTACAGTATGTTGTGATAATGGTTTTTCTAATTCTACATATTTGCCATCTTTTTGGATAGCATCTATTCCGCCATTCTCTTCTGTCTTTGGATTGACTACAGCTTTTAATAATTTATTCAAATCACCATTTTCATTTTCTACAGCAATTCTATTTACTTTAGCATCTGAAGGTTTATCATCTATTAATATAGAAGTTGTAAGACCGAGGTTTATATCACCCATAAGTTCTGGTATAGGTTTCATCATACCTGTAGCTACTAGCCTATCGTGAGCTAGTTTAACTGATGATTTGTTTTTATATAAATGTGATATACTTGTCCAGAGACCAGAAAGTGTTTGTTTATTACCTTTAAAAAATTCAAGATCTTCAACTAAAAATGGTTCTTCTCCTTCATGTGGAGTGTTTGCTGTTATAGCACCGGCAGGGTCAGATCTGTATATACCACTTAACTTAGCAACTGTAAGCTTTGTATCTTTTGGTGTTGCCTCAAAAGTATTCTTATCAAATTGTCCTTTGTTGATAGCATCTATTGTACTAGCCGTAGCTTCTGCTAAAGGATCATCAACTCCTAGTTTAGATAGTCTGTCAAATTCTTCCTTAAAAAATGTACCAGCATCTCGAAACATTTGATGATACTTATTTACTCGCCATTCAGTATTTAAGACGTCTTTGTCAAAGACCTTACGGTCTGCAACTCTAGTATTTATTAAATCAGACATCTGCCCTTTTATACCTTTAAACTCTCCTCTCTCAAATACAGGAGTCTGACTTTCTTCTACAAGTAATTCTGCTTGTTTCTGCAATGTAGGGTCTACAATCGTAGAAATCATCTCCCTTGTTATAGGTATATTATCATTCTCAAATCTACCTTTTAAATAATCAAGCCTACCTTTCTGCCAGTCTAATGATTCTTTTTCTTTAGATTCGTTGTAATACTGACGTATTTCGTTAGCATTAGCAGCTTGTAATGATTGGTAGTTAGTTTCTTTAGTACTACCTTTAGGTACAAACTTTAGATCTTCAAGTATGTATTCTATAGCTTGATCAGTAAATATATCTTTATCTATACCACGTTTAATTAATGCAACCCAATCAGCATTTGCTGCTTTCATAGAGTTTTTACCGTAGCCTTTTCCTTCATAGTATTTAGCTCGGTTTGCTATATAACCATCACGATGATAAATCTCATCTCCTATAGGTTCTGTATAATTAGGATCATTCTTTTTCTCAGCATTAATATTTATGGTGTCAAAATAGTATTGATCTGAACTACCTTGAGTAACTGTATTCACAGCAGAAGCTTCTGCATTAAAAGCTTGTGTACTGTCTCTACCCATACGACCTGTCCATGTAGGCATAAAGTCGTTAATAAGCTGACCCTTAGTAATCTGTGGATACTCTTGAGTCCAGATTTCTATGTATCTAGCACCAACTACACGATACCACTGTTGCTTTTCAGCTAGCGTCATGTCAGCATATAGCTTACCATTTACAACTAAACTGCCTTTAGATATCTCTATAAACTGAGGAAGATAGAAGGGCATATTTTTTACAGCAGCCCTACCTGAGTTAATATCTTCAGCAGCTATCATTTTCTTAAGTTCTAACAACTCAAGATTACCTACAGGCATACCTTCAGAGTCAAAACCAGTTGATTCTATTTTTCCAATCTCAGCTTGTAGATCGCCGTCATTCATATTTCTGAGCTCTTGTGCTCTCTTTTCTATCTTGGCAAATCTACTTACAATTTCTGGGTTATTATTTGCTTCTATTAATTCATCATAATCAGCTTCATTATCTCTGTAAGTCTGAATTTGATTAATAGCAGTAGCACCTGTGGTGGTCAGTTGCTTGATATCTTTTAGACCATCAATAATGGTATATTTATTTGCAGCATTGTAAGCTGCGATGTGTTGAGCAAAATCTTGAGTCCTAACTCTAATGTTACGATCTATAGATTCGTTCATAGCCTTTTCAGCATTAGGAGCTGTTTCAGCGTAGTCTAGCTTTTCATCGGTAAACGGATATAATTGTTGTTTACCGAGAGCAGCAAAATATGAATCTGACATAATTTAACCCGCTCCAGCTCCTAGCCAAGCAGCTCCGGGTAGCCTTAAAGGAGCATCCATAGCTTGTTTAGTTAATAAGGTGTGTATACCACCACCGGGTAAAAACGGTGTAGCTATGCTTAATGCTGTGCTTGCTATTTGTAAAGCTCCTCCGAGTCTATTGCTTGGTGGCATGAGTACAGGTGCACCATATTCTGGTCTTACACCTATTGCGTTAATTGCTTTTGCTCTTGCTGCTTGATACTGTCTGAGTCTAGCCTGTTGACGTCTCGCCATGTTAGGTCCATACTCATTACGTACAGCATTATTGAGAGCACCTCGTACTCTTGTTAAAGCTAGTAATCCTTTTCTACCAGCTGTTCTAGACCTACCTTCTTGTTTACCTATAATATCACCACCTTGGGCATAGTATTTAGCAAAAGTAGTTTCGTATTGTTGTCTAGCTTGTCCCTGTACATATAGGGCTCTTTGTAAGTCGTTGCTCATTGCACGACTGAAACCGATGGTAGCAGTGTTTAAACCACGTTGACCGGTTGTTTCTCTATTCCAAAATTTTAGGGATGCAGAACGATAATCAGCGTCTTTCTTCATCCATCGTTGTCTCGCAGCTCTTCTCTCGCCTGCGTTAAGATCCATGCACACGGCAAAACTCTATAAATGGTAAATTGTTTGGTCCATATTCAAACTTACGTAAGAATGTAAACCCTAAAAACTTTAACAGTTTTAAATGTACTGTATTTCTACAGTCTACTATATTCCACAAAAGAGGTTCTTCACGGCTATCGACATACCGTTTCGCTTCTCTTGCAAATGTGATTGGATAACGTTCTATCTCTGGTGTGCATAACATCCAGATAGCTCCGTCATCACCTACTCCGGCTAGTCCGGCAGTCTTGCCGTCTGGTACTGTAAAATACACAGCAGAGCCCTCCTGAGCGATCATAGGGAGGAAGGCTATAGGATTGATCCCATGACCTTCTGTAACCTCCCTGTAGTCGTCTGAGCGTAGGTTTGAGGCCACTTCTGTAGCAGCCTCTAATGTGATTGGGTGTATGTAATTAGGCACGTTTGTAAAATCTAGGTGAATAGTCTCCCTCCCATGCCATAGCTCTTAATGTAGCCGGTGCGGGATGACTGGATTTGAGTGTAATACCTACGTTTGTATTCTTTTCGTAGACAGGTATAGTTTTAATAAACTCTTCTAAGTAAGGTGCATCTGATACTTGATACTCGTCAAGCTCTGTTGATTCGTAGATTTCTGTGTAATCGGACTTACCTAAACGTTCTAGTGTAGTTTCGTATAGACCTATCTTACCAAAGTGTAGCTTAATTCTATGCAGCACAAGTGATGAGTTAACATCGGACACTGATCGTTCATTCTGTGTTTTAGTAGGATATAGTTTAGGAAACTCTACTAAATACTCATATAAATATCCAATACGTAATGTTGCACTTGACCAATCTCCCGGCACTGTAAAGCTTGTTGTACTGGTTAATGTAGGTAAAGCATATCTACCTATTCTGGTAGCATTAGTGTTAACATCAATCAATGCTAAGGCATAATTAGGTGAAGTAACATTAGGTAGCCAACTGACACTGCTGAATGTAGTTAGATTCGTAGAAGAGTTATAACTACCACCACTGATTGTTGTATGATTATCTAGGTGTATTAAATAGTTTACATCATCTTGGTCAAAATTTGGGTCAGTCTCAGCCTGTATCAATTTGAGACACTGTAAGAAGTTATCAGTATCTAAATAGTAATACTCATCATTAATTATAAAATGGTACTTAAGGGGGTTGTTAAACTTCCATTTAAACCAAGCTTGTTGCTGTGTTTTATCACCAACTTGTAAATATTTGTACCCAAACACTGTATCTGAGTCAGTTTTACCTATTAATATCATAGAGTTTTCTCTAGAATTAGTCAGTAAATCTAAATTTTTAGGTAATAATGTAGGTACTAGCTTACTAATCTCTACAATATTTGGCTCACCTTCTCTTGCTGTATTAGCCATTTGATTCATACGGCTAAATTTACCAGAATTATCTAGGTAAGCTACAGTAGTTCCTAACGAAATAGGTGGTATATCTTTATTATAGTTAAATGTAGATACACTTCTTAGCTTTGCAGTATCCGGATTCAGTACAGTATCGTCTGTAGATAGCAAAAACTGTTGGTTTGTACTAAATACTAGCAGTCCAGCGTTGATCTGTATACCATCAAATAGATCAGATGGAAACATAGATGCGGCAGATATGTCAATAGGGTCACTAGCGGACACAGTAAGAGCTGATTCTATAAAGAAATCAGGTGTACCTAACGTACCCGGTCTAGATAATATGACGTTTTCGCCTGCTAATAGTGCTAATCTGTTACGGAAAAACAATACTTTATTAATACGTTTACCTACAAATGTAGGCATAGGATTCGTATTGGTATCTCCTACTCTACGTGGTTGATATGTAAAAGGTCTAACAGTAAATGTAGTTGTAGCTGTACGCTGTATAACCAACGGCATGTTAGTTAATGTATCTGTTATGCCGGGTAATGGACACTCACTCCAAGATCCTGCTCCATCTAAATTATTTTCTCCAGAGAATCTAAGGTAGTAGTCGTCCTCATCAGACATTCTAGCATTAGCTACCTTAACTACATAACCATGTCTACACTGGTTTGGTAGTAATGTAACATCGTTAACGGTCTTTTGAAAGACACGCATGAGATCTTCTTCTGCTACTTCTACGTTAAATGGGTTAGCACTAGATAGATATATCCCCGGTCCTATAACTTTAGCACTTATACCACCCGGTAAAATTGCAACAATACCAGCTAAAATCGTATCAGCTGTAACTGCTGTATCAGCGTCAAAAGGTGTAGGTGACGGACGTACTAATCCATCTCCGGCGTGTGCCGGATCAAGAGTAGCTTTAAGAGTTGTTGTTTCTATTTCTGTTACAGTAATATCTAAATATGCTTGGCTGTCACCGCTAGCTGCTTCATCGGCAGCTGCTGGTACTACTCTTACTGTATCATTAACGTTCCAACCTTCACCACCATGTAATAATACAACTTCTAAATTGTAACTACATCTATAGTTATCACCACCCGGTCCGTTGCTGCTAGCATTATAGTTAGGACTAACACCTTGCTGACCTAAAGCTGTAGCACGAAATACGAGGTTACTTTTACCTGATGTAAGTATAGTTGCATTAGATGCAGTTCCAGCTCGAACATGTGTAATATTTTCTGACGCACCATAACTAGCTTTAGCTGTTACAGCAAATACTTCTGTACCTATACCGGGACAATGCCCTGTACCATCTGATTCATCATAGCTATTACCTGTAATCTTAACTTTAGTAGCTCGTCTAAGAGTAGTTAAGTTTCCTGTAGATGAATCATCAAAAATATTTAGACCATATTGACGTCCGTTTTCTGTTCTTAACAGTTCAATCATAGCACAATGTGCTTCTGGTCTACCAGCTGTTGTGCCAGTCTCACCTATTAGAGTATTAGAATTATAATCATCACGGCTGCTTACAAAGGTAGTGTCATTGATAGTAAGAAATTGTAAGTTTTCATGTGCTTCTTCTTTAATATAAGTTAGAGCTGTGCCTGCTGATATAGTACCGCTTGCAGAGTCAACTAATGTAAATGTATTAGCACCTGTTCTAGTTATTGAGTATGTACCATCTGTAGCTCCACCAGTAAAATCAGCTATTATAACATCACCTGTATTCAAGTTATGATTAGTAGATGTAACAGTTACTGTTGTACCTGATCTAGCATAGGTAGCAGATCTATCAGTTTTTAAATAATTTAGTACTGTTGATTGATGGTTGACTCCATCATGTGTGTAGCTAGTAGTCATCTGTTGCCCATCACTGCAACGCCAGACTCTGACTTGTCCGTCAGATGCTACTTGACCTACGTATGATCCTTCATTTTCATCTCTAAAATAATGAAACCAAGAACCACCACTCTGTACATTAGTCAGAGGAGCTGTTCCAACTCTAGCTCCACCGGGTCGTTTAAATAAACCAAAGGTTGGGTCAGGAATTGCATTAACAATATCTCTAACCTGACCTTGGAATTTTAGGTGATCTGCTTGTTGTGAAATCCCTTGAATAAAGCTAGGGATAGTTTGTGTAATGCCTGCCATTATCTTGCTAAGTTCCTCCAAGGTTCGTATGTAGGATATACTGTGTCATCTGGGAATCCTAACATGTTGTGATTACCTTGATTACATTCGTACTCCATGAGTGCAGCACGACTTAGTGCTTCTTGTTGTGACAATAATTGCACTAGCTGTGGGTTAGCTACGAGCTGTGTAGCTGCTACTCTAGATGCTCTGTATGTTATATATCTTTTAAATACAGGAGGTAAATCGTCGTAGTGATACAACCTGATAACATCTAATTCTATCTCTGTAAAGTCTGTAAACTCATCTGTATGATCTTGCTTGTCATATAAGAATCCACCACGTCTAACAAAGTTATAGGTTCTACGAGTCCAGTTATCTGGTAAGTCTATCTTAACTATGTCGTTTGATATAGCTATTTTCTTTGTAACTGAATCTACTTGAAATTCTACATGACGCTCTCTGTTAAAGTGCCAACCTTCCGACTGTACGTCTACATTAGCATCACGTAATATATTATATATAAATTGTATTTCTGGATTGTTATTAGATATTACTCCAGTGAGCGGATCTTTTAATTGTGTTATTGGTGCTTGACCTATGCTACCCAGTATAGAGTTCACTGCGGATAGTTCGGTATCGGTGTCAATAGTTGTGGTAGCCATAAGAAAAAAAGGGGAGCCGAAGCCCCCGTATAAAAATAAAAATTAACCAAATGCTGTTGGTGCTGTGTTTGTACCAGCGTACAATTCTACAGCAGCAGCTGGGTTTAAGAAGTCCGCACCCATAGCAAGTCTTCCGAGGATTACATCACCTTGGTAAACCACTGAAATGTCTCCACTTGTTACTTGAACTTGTGGTCCGATTGCTTCTACAACTCCAGCAGCTTCCTTCTGGAAGATTAGTCCGCAAGAGTTGTTGAACTTAGCTTCTTGTCCGTAGTCGTTAACGGTAGCGTTATGATCGTCACCCATTGACTCTCCTACGAAGTCGCCTGTTCTACCGGGGTCTGTTACACCGGGAGTTGTTCCATCTACTGAACCGTACTTAGTACCAAACTTGCCAAAGAAAGGAATGTTCATTGACTTGAAGATCTTGATTCCAGCGATTTCGATGATACCATTACCTGTTTGTAATGCTGTACCTGTCTCGTCTCTGTTAATAAGACCGTTAGAACCTGTCTCTTGGATAAGTTCGTAGTACTGTCTTGGGTTAAGTACACCTACTCTACCATCATTAGAAACACCTTTCTCGTCTAGTGCAGCAGCTGCATCGTAGAAAGCGTTAATAAGTGAAGTAGCAGTGTAAGCTTGGTCAGCGTTAGTGCCTGCTGCACCAACTTTGATCTGAGTTCCACCGGGCTCTACAAAGTTAGACTTTGTAATTGGGCTAGCTTTTCTAGCAGCCTTAGTGACAGCTCTGAAGATCTTTCTGTCGTACTTCTCAGCAAGAGCGTATCCGATCTTCTTGGATATTTCACCACGTAGGTCGTAGTGTGCTAGTGTCTCGTCTAGCTCATAGACAAATGCAGAACTGATTAATAGGTCATCGCATGTAATTGTCTTTTCAGCTACTGGAGGTGCTCCATCGGAGTTACCTAGTATGCTGTTGCCGGGTGTATGATACTCGGCTGTTGTTCTACCGGTGTAGATGAACTGTAAACTCTTACCGTTTTTAAGAGTTCTTTTCATTACAAGGTCTCTAGCGATTGTGTTACGCTGGAAGCCTTTGAACATCTCACCGCTGAACAACTTTAAAAATAGTGCTCTCCTCGCCGTAGTGGTAGAGGCTGCACCATTATCTGCACCGGGGCTAGTAAGAGCCGTTGTTAATGTGCTATTCTGTTGTGCCATCGTTATGGATTGTTAAGGATTGATATTGCTTTGTACAAATTTTTCTCGAGATTTTTTCGTGGTCTATCCCACCGTCTAGACGGCTCAAGGTATCTCCGTGGAGGCTTGTGCCAAGGGCAGGGGAGTCCGACTCTGAGGTGCTCCCCGTGCTGTTATTACTTCACAATTTTTGTGTAAGCAATGCCACGATATACGTAAGTTACTTGCATTGTAATCTCCATATACCCTAGCCCCGTTCCATGCTAGGTTATCATGCGTCTCCGAAGAGATGAACGGACGTGGACTTACCCTACAGCTGGTGCTGTGAGGGCTACGTTTGTGGACTCAGCTGATGCTAAGTCAAGTGGAAAGTTGTGTGCGTTACGCTCGTGCATAACTTCAAAGCCAAGGTTAGCTCTGTTTACAACGTCTGCCCAAGTTGGAACGATCTTGCCGTTTGCGTCAACGATGGACTGATTAAAGTTAAAACCATTAAGGTTGAAAGCCATGGTGCAGATACCCATTGAGGTGAGCCATATGCCAACCACGGGCCAAGTAGCCAAAAAGAAATGTAAGCTACGAGAATTATTAAAAGAAGCATATTGGAAAATTAA